TTACACCTCACTTTCTATCAGACTATACAGGTACTCTGCTCGCCCTACTGGATCATCTGGAAGTTTACCTTCTGATTTTCTCATTTTAAATCGCTCTATAGGTGGGGGTGCACTGAAAGCTGCAAGCTCTGCAATCCGCCCTAGGTCCTTCGCACGTTTACTTCTAACTTCCTCAGCTTTATCGAATGTTTCTTTATCGATGATCGCTGGATACACGTCATTACCGAGATAGTTGATGTTTTTCAAAATAAGTCCCATGGATGAATGTGTCTTCTGAATACCAGCCTGCTCACCAGCCACAGCAAGGGAAAGCCCTGAAATGTATTTTTCAAAGAAAACCCTCACTTGATCTGCTGCCCTCTCATCGACAGTAACAATACCATCTGTAATTGTATATCCGTATGGTACATAAGCCATTTACCTCACCACCCTTTCTTTCAGGGAAAGTCCACATTTCATTCTAAATGTTAGTTCGTCCCTAGAATTTACAATGATATTCTCTACAAACTTTTCAAATGCCTCGTCCATATAGTTACCATCAAACTTATCTTTTGACACATGATCAAGAAGCGCCTTTACTTCATCTTCCGGTGATGTGCCACTTGTATAGGTCATGACCAGGTTCGTCTTCTCAGTGTTAAGATTTTTCATTTCGCTATCCAGTGCATTTCGTTCCTTGCTAAAAAGTGCTGGTTCAAGAAACCCCTTTGTCATAAGAACAATTAGTGTATTGCGCTCTTCGATCAATTGTTCCATTCGCTTCTCGATGGCATCGATTCTTTCAATGTCGCACTCTTCTCGTGTTTTGCTTATAGCCTTATAAAGGGGCTCAAGGATTATCTTCCTGCTGTATGCGAGCTTATTCATCATGGTTGCAAAGGTTGACTTTATCTCTCCATCCCGAATAAATAGCATTGAGCAGCTGTTCTTGTCCTCAATATGCCCTATGCAGCTCCAAGAGATGTATTTTCTTCCAGCAGAGAAGTTTGTTCTTCGCTTGAACTTAGAACCGCACTCCCCACAGATGATTCTGCCACTTAATACGTATCTATTTTTATACACCTCAGTGTTGGTAATTTTTCTAATATTCTTTGCCCTTTGTGTCATAAGCTTTTGTGCCTTAGAAAAGACTTCTCTGGTGACGATCGGCTCGTGATGATTCCTACAGTAAAATTGGTCCTTCTCACCTCTATTTGGTCGCCGATTATAGTTGCTGTCGGTGTAAGTCTTTTGGAAAAGCGCATCTCCTTTGTATTTTTCATTTCGGAGCATATCAACCACAGTACCTGAACTCCAATGATTACCTCTTCTTGCAGGAATCTTGTCCCTATTTAGGCCCTTTGCAATAACACTGCCACCTTTGCCTGAAAGGCACTCTGAAAAAATACGCTTAACAACTTCTGCTTCTTCTGGAATGATAATCATCTCGCCATTCTCATTTGCGTAGCCATAAGGCGGACTGCCAATAATGTAGTTTCCATTTTGAAATCTTTTGTTGATGGACCATGTGGTATTTTGCGAAATCGATGCAGACTCTTCTGCGGCAAATCCCGATAAAATGGAAAGCATTAATTCACTCTCCATATCACCCGTATTCAGATTTTCTTTTTCGAAATAAATGAATATACCGATAGCCATTAGCTGTCTTACAAGTTCTAAGCAATCTGTAGTATTACGTGCAAAACGGCTGATGGATTTGGTGATGATAAAATCAATCCGATCATTTTCACAGTCTCGGATCATGCGAAGAAGCTCAGGTCTTTTTTCCTTCTTAGTCCCTGATATGCCTTCGTCATAGTAAAGCCCTGCAAATTCCCATTCTGGATTGGATTTAATGTAGTTTTCATAGTGTTCTCGCTGGGCTTTAAGGCTTACCAGTTGCTCATCACTATCTGTTGAAACCCTGGCGTAAGCGGCAACTCGAAGTTTACTCTTTGATGGCTGTGATTTATTCAGTTCATCGATCTTCGTTATCTTTTTCATTATCTCACCTCGCTTTCGTTCATTACATACATCACTCTAAAAGCCACTAATAGCAAGTGATTTAGGACATAATTTCGGCTAACTTCGGTAAGAATTTCCGCCTGTTCAACGCTGATATTTTGTGTAGTTCAACTTTTGTAATTTTTCCCTCTTTGTAGAGCATCCCGATAATACTTTCTGCTATATAAAAGTCATACTCTCGCTGCAACTGTTCCTCTGTCATCGGCTCCGTTTCACCCTTGATTGGGCTACCATCTTTTACTTCAATTATCTTCATAAAAAAACACCTCCTACCTGGTAGCCACGGCAAGAGGTGAAATCTGATTGTTTAACTAATCTTTCTTATAAAATTCGCATTCATAACCATCGGTATCAAGAAGCAATCCCTTTGCCCAGGGAGGGACTCTACTCATCTGCTGGCACACCCTATCAAGTGACATGCTATGATCCGCCTCAATAATAACTTCATCATGCACATGAGCCACAATGCGGTAAGAGCTTAGAGTCTTTATGGCATGCATCAAAATATCACGAGAGATTGCTTGGACAATGTTTTCTACAAACTTAGGCCCATAGCTTTCAAGTCGATCCCATTTTTTAGTAGCACCGACACCTTCATAAGTGACCGATTCACCACCGAAGATATTCTCACCAATCTTTGGTTTAACATAGGCAAGCTGCCTACCAGAAGGAAGCACAATAAAGAGCATTCCACTCCTGTAATGAAACTTGATATTTTGTGTTTCTTGAGATTGCTTTTCTTTGATGCACTTCTTAGCAGCTCTATCCACATCCCACCAAAATTTTACGATGTATGGATTGGCCTTCCTCCAAGATGAAGAGATGAAGAGAGCCACATACCGAAACGGAAGTTCAGCAAAACCCCAGCTTAACAATCTAGTGTTTTCAATTACTTTAGCATTTTGGTATTCCTGAAATTCCGAAAACGTACCTGGCTACTTTTAGCATTTGTGGCGGTAATTTTGTGGTTTTGTTTAGTTGTGGTAAACTTGAGTCTTCCCCAACTCCCCAAGAACCTATTCCATCACATAAGTAAATTTTGGGAATCTTATATATGAGGCGTTAGAAGTAGCATTAGTTGATTAGGGTAATGGAGAGATGAGCAGCTAAACAGAATAAACAGATAAGCAAATAGGCCGATAACGAGATCGGTTGTGTCATATTCTAAACACAGGACATGGAAAGTTCTTTTTTCTTTAGTACATCTCATTCACAACTTAAGAGCGAGTGTTCGTGCTTTACTGTATTATCTAGTATACGAAAAAGCCACTGAATGTCATCTATACACTCAGTGGATCAAACTATTGCTATTACTTTGTTCTACCGTTTCTCAAGCTTAATGATGGCTTCCACATGCCTTGAGTAGACAAAAATGATGTCGTGTGAACCTATTAGGACCTTGGCGGAAGGATATTTTTCTCGAAATAGGATCACAATAATCCGTTTTTCGAATCCTAACCTCAGCTCTAATAAGACCAAAAGGGATGTCATTTCTATTCGGCATCTAGTAGTTGTGCTGCTACAACTTTACCAGTTCGTAAAAATTGTACGCAATAAAACTTTCAAACCATTGTGCCTTTGAAAGCTTTATTCGGCACAATTAAGATTTGACACATATTATCAGTCGATTTTATTAGAATTTAACTCATGAACAAATCTTGATGGTTTCTGATATTTTGTACCCCACGGTGTGTCTTTTGAGAGTGGGTATGTTACATAACAAAGTCTTCTTGACCGAGTAATTGATACAAACATATTGTGTCTTTCTTCAATTAAGGGTTTTTCATCACTTTCATATTTTTGAGAATTTACTGCTCTATAATCTGGAAAAACACCTTCATTCAATCCCATTACAAAAACTACATCATATTCTAAACCTTTAGACATATGTACTGTAGTTAATACAATTCCTCTATCTTCCGGAGTATATGCACTTCCTAGCGATACTGTTCTTATGAAATTTGAAAGTGTCCGCTCTCCTGCTTTTGACTTTTTAATATAACTATTCCAATTTTCTTTCCAAAGTTCAATATCTTCTTGTGCTAAAAGTTTCTCATTTTCATCCATAGTATTCTGATTTTCATCAAGAATTAATTGTAATGATTTTAATGCTTGATGAAATTTAATTTCACTTTCACTCTTCAATAAAATATCCCAAACTTCATTTAATTTACCTATCAAAGTGCTCCATGTTCCATCTAGATTCATGTCTGATCTAAGTACATCAAAACTACTATGACTTTTATTTTTTGAAACTAACTTCGACAATTCTTTAAGATGAATTTGGTCTTTAACATTAACCAATAATCTCATCCCCAATTCAAAAGCTTTGATTAAATCAGATTCGCTTGAAAATGACCCTTTTGCAGATACTTTCAAAGTGTATTCTAAATTGTTCTCTTTTAATTTTTCTTCTAAAAACTTAAAAACATATCTGTTTCTTGCTATAACCGCGCATTGCTTGAGTTCAATTTTATTATTTTCTACATCTTGATGCCCATTTTTAACAAGATATTTAATCTTATCTACAATAAACTGAGCTTCATCATCTTCATTACTAAACTCAAAAACATTGAACTCACCATCATATTTACATATTCCATAAGTCATAAACGACTTTTCAATTTTATTGGCTGCTTCTATTACAAGTTTTGATGATCTGAAGTTTTCATTCAACTCAATACTCTCAGCTGAAAAATCTTTCAAAAAAATATTCTCTAAATAGTCACTAGTAGACCCATTAAAACCATATATTGATTGTTTGGGATCCCCCACCATTGTAACCCCTATTTCATCTCCTGCAATAGCTCTAATTATCTCATATTGTGCCTTGTTTAAATCTTGAGCTTCATCAACGCAAATATGTTTATAAATTTTACGATAAACTCTAGCAATACTTTCTCTTTCAGTTAAAATACGATATGCGTATCTTAATATATCGTCAAAATCAATGACCCCTTGCATTAAAAGCATATTATCATATTCTTCAAATAATTGTTGTACAATAGGATCTTCAGAATAATCGTCAGCAAATTTTAAGTTTCTCTTTGCACTACTCAACTCATCTAATAATTCACGGATAATTCTTTGATTTTCTTTTGCATCTTCGACTAAATATCTCGCCTTAAATTGAGGAACAATTTCAAGTGCTTCTTTAAATATTTGAAGCCTATCATTATATGATTCACATATATGCAATTCATCTGGCAGTCCTAAAGAACTGCCTCTCGAAGTTACCAAGTCTAAGCAAAACTTATGTGTTGTTCCTATATATGCAGATTCATTCAATTTATCTTCACCGAGACTTGCAATAAGGCGTTCTCTTAATTCATCAGTTGCCTTATTACTAAAAGTAATTGCTAAAACTTTCTCTCCTTTTTTTAGAGTTGAAATAAGTTTAATAATTCTTTCGGTTAATACTCTAGTTTTTCCACTCCCAGCTCCAGCGATTACAAGTAAATTTTTACCTGAAAATTCTACTATCTGCCTCTGTTTATCAGAAAGCGTTATTGACATTAGCTCTCACCCACTTTCAAATCTAATTCAATTTTAGAAAACATTTCTTTCAGTTTTAATGGAATTCTTCTGCTTTTAATTTTTGTTTTGCATATTTCTTCTGCAATTGCTGTAGGATATTTTGTTTTATCAGCAATCATACAATCCTTTATTGCTCTATACACCCCACCATCTTCATCACCCTTATAATTTCTTATTACTCCACCTTTTCCCATTTGATTATTGTATTGATTAATAAAATAATTAATATAATTTGGATCGTTCTCAACATCACATATCGCTTTCTTTATCTCTCTGATATATCCTTGTTCTAAACAATAGGTTTCAAAACAATTCCCATCATTCAAATAAAAAACATTATCAAAATCAGATAATTCAGGTGTTCGTTCCAAATTGCGTAGTAACTTTAAACATTTTTTCAAATCGTCTAAAGGTCTGGTTTCTCCGTCACTAAAAACATACCATTTGATATTCAATCTATCTAGGATTCTCATGAAGGGAGTATAGTTATTCCCACCAACTCCAATTACGTTTATCCCCAATTCAAATGGCTCTTTTTTAAAATATTCACGTAAATACACAGTAATTGCTTGCTCTTCTGTTTCACCTTCAGCCAGGATAACAGCATTTGCATAAAGAATTTCACCTCTTGTATTCATAACAGTTCTGCGTATTTTTCTAATATCGTCAAAATCCAATCCATCAATAAGCAAAGGATATGCTAGTGTGAAAGGTCCATCTTTTCTCACATATCTAATTTTATCTAATTCTACCTGTGAAATTATATAAGGTGAGTGAGTCGTTATTATCTTTTGTCCAACAATACCATTTATATCCGAATATAACTGTCTTTGAGCTTGTGGATGAACATGTGCCTCGGGTTCTTCAACCAGAATCAAGGGATGATAAGCAAACTCATCATTTTTAGCTTTCTTAGATCTTGATAATATTTCAGCCTTAACAGTTGAAAACACAGCCCAACTTCTTATCCCTAATCCTAAATTATCAACTGAGGTAGGAGAAGAGCCAATATTTGTATAATAAATATTCATTCCACGATATAATGATTCAATATCTTTTGTTATCGGACTTATATCTACTTTACTTTGCCTATCGGCAGTAGTCACCCTTAGTTCCTTTCCAATTAACTTCAAAATATCACTTTCGCTTATAATTTTCCTATTTAATTTTTCTAATTGATGTTCAATTTTCCCTCGCACACTATCAGAAACCTTTATTTTAGAAGTGAGTTTTCCCCATACGGACTTTCTGTCCTTAATGTCTAATGAAATATCTCGCTGTGCATTAATCGAAATATTATCAATATTTTCAATGGTTTCTCTTTTAATAACACTTCCAATTCTTGGTTCACCAATATTTGTCCAAGTGTCAATTTTTCTCTTATTATTACTATAAATTTCTCTGTCTCTGTCGTATTTGATTTCTGTCCTAAATGCAAAGTATTCTTTATCAGTTTGATCGTCAATACTTACGCTATCGCCGATTGCTCTTGTCCATACATCTGAAAAAGTATCTTGAACAATACCTTTTCCATCTATAGGCACAATTCTAACATCAATTATAACCTTTCGTTCATCATTATATGGTTCTTCAGGAGAAGTATATACATCCTCTTTACTGATACTCGTAAAAGAAAATGCTAATCCAATCGCTTGAATAATATTAGATTTCCCACAATTGTTTTTCCCTACTAGCATAGTACATTCATCCAATATTAGATCTACTTCTTTAAGTGACCTATAGTTTCGTATTCTAATATCTTGTATTCTTATGTTCATTTAAATTCCTCCATAATATGAAATTTAATCTTTCCTACTAGATATATTTTATATGATACATTTACTGTTCCATCAGATAGCCGAAAAGTGTAATAGTTCTTCTTTCAGTGACTACTATTATCAAGATTCTCAAATGATTAGCTTTCTTCTTTTGTGATTACATATTCTTTATAAAAATTAGTTGAATGACAGTTATAAAATATATCTGTTCCTTTCGCCCATACTCACCACATATCTATCTCAATGTATTTTATGAAAGACTAAACTCACATACACTTAAAATATTTCAAGAGATTAGATTAGTTAATAATACCAAGGCAAAAGTGTCATCAATCAAATGAGAAATCTCCCTAGCATTATTACACTGAGTGCATTTTTCAATTAATTTATCTCTGATGTCAAAACTGTCAATTATTAATTGCTCAGACTTTGTATATGCATTATATTTTTCTTCAAACTGCATAAAAGCAATTTGATTTTTTGAATCAGTTGACAAATCATCAAATTTTATCACTGAATCAAATCTTGAAAATATTGCCTTTCCAAGCTTATTTTTTATATCATCAACGGTTTTATAATTAGATGTACAAATGATTATCGAATTCTTTAATTCTAAATGATAATTTTGATCTTCATAAATTCCTTCATCAAATAACTGATAAAACGCACTGTGAAAAGTTGAGTTTGCTTTATCAAATTCATCTAAAAGAATTACATTAGATTCTCGATCAAGTAATTCCTTCGCAAAGCTTTTTTCATAATGAGTACCACCAAATAAATATGTAGCAAATTGATTATTTTGAAACATAGAAAATTGTTTGCGAAATAGTCTTTCTTTGACAACATCACTAATAGCATGGGCCGTCTCAGTTTTTCCCAGTCCTGTATCTCCATAAAAAAGTATTACTACTGGCTTTTTTCTGTTTGGATTAGTTAGAGGATAAAGTGCCTGTAACAACAGTTTCAGTGCTTTATTTTGTCCTTTAATTTTGTTTTGATAATTATTGTATAATTCAACTAAATTATCCTTACTTATTGCTTTATACTCTTGTCTAATAATCTCTACTTGCGTATATAATTTTTCTATTTGCGAACTAATAGCTATTGGGGGATTTTGAATATAGAGGTTATTCACATTCAATTTTGCTAGAAAATTAGCAAAATTTAAAATAACATGCTCTCTTACACCAGAATATTCATCTGACTCTATGATAAAGTTCTCAACTAGAGTTTTCTTCTTTTCCTCTACAGGTCTATCTGGTATCTCTACAACGAAACTACGATTATCAGTATCTATCTCCATCACCAAATCTGTTAAATTTCTACAATCTCTTTTGGGGATTATTTGCTCAAAAGCAGAACGTGAACCATAAAAAATGACCACTCTATTCATCTTTCAACACCTGCCAGAACTATATCATATACTTTTAATTGTCCATCATTTATTCCAGTTTTACCACTTACCACTTCTTCAGATGTTGGTAAAGCTCTTGAAAAATCAAACTCCTTTGCCATATCAAGTTTTGATATATCGCATACGCCAACGCAAATTCCATAATATACAAGCTTCATTTTAGTTAAATCAGATAGATTGTAATTATTTCTAAATGCTTTGTTATTTAATCTCAAAACTGTTTTAGGACTTTTTTCACTACTTAACAACATTTCATAATAGCCTCTGGCATTATCGAGAGCTTCATTTAACTTTTCAAGATCTATTGGACTCTCATCTTTAGGAACTATAATTGTATACGGACTATACATTTTATACATCGATATCGAATTTTCAGGTGCATAAACCACATCTACAAATTTTTTAATATTTTTATCTTCATCAGCAATAGCTAAATAATCCGTTAATAGAGTATTCGTAACTTTTGTTCCGATTACAGTTTTAGCTTCATGATCATATGAGGAACTTGTTTTTCCACTGAATGACGCTTTCCACCATGTTAGAAAATTAAAGCCTCCTCCAACTTCTGCATCGATTTCAGCAATAATTTTTGCTAGTTTTTCTTTATCTTTTTCAGTACTCCAATCTAAGTGCCCACCATTTACGATGTCAATGTAGTCAATTGCAGATTGCTCATCGAAATATACTACTTTAATCATTTTTCTTTCTTGTTCATTTTTCTTCGACATATTTTATCCCCCTAATCCAACTTATATCGCTGTTGCCCCGATGAAGTTTTTTCTATCGGTACAACCCCTATATCCTCCGTCTTTATATAGTTGAGAAATAATGTGCCAAGGAGCAATCTATCACTTCTTGAAATCCTGTTCCATTCGTATCCCTTAAACAGATCTCGTAAAAGAAATACTTCACTGGGTAATAAATTTGATAATTCAGCCTTTGCCTTATCTAATAGTTCATTCACCGTTGGCATTTTCTTACCTCCCACATGGATAACAATATTAACAACATTGTTATTTCAATTTTACTCCTATGGGAAGTTTTTCACAACTGAATTAGACAATTATTTGGAAAGTATTTCTTTTCAAACCGCTCCAAATCTGTAAGTATACTTTTCTGACAAAATCAAATTTGGTATTGATTGGAAATTCAATTTCTGATAGTCTTTTCTATATTAAGAAAAAGGGGGATAAAATAAAAAAATGAAAGCTACTGGTATTGTTAGGAAAGTTGATGAACTTGGTCGTGTTGTTTTACCTATTGAATTAAGAAGAACTTTTAGCATTGATGTGAAAGACCCCATTGAAATATTTGTAGATGGTGATTCAATTGTTCTTAGAAAACATCAAGATACATGTTATATCTGCAGTAGTACAAAGGGCCTCAAAGAATTTAAGGGCAAAAACATTTGTTCCGAATGCATTCAAGTCACTAAATCAATGTGATCAATTAAGACAGCTTAACGGGCTGTCTTTTTTTAATTAAGTTCAATCTACAACATTCTAATTTCTGCTTGCATCACAGATTCCTCTTCTGCATCCCATAGTGCTTGCATCTCTTCTCTGCCCACCACTGGGAAATCTTTAGGTTCTACTTCTCCCATTTGTATAGGAGCCAAATGAGGGATGATTTCTCGACAGAGATTTTGATCTGGGCAATTCATAATAAATCCGCCATAAACAGATTCACAAATTAGGCTGTCACACATATCCGTCATTATAATCTTGTCAGCTGCATAAGCATTCTTACCAATAAAATTAGCAATATTCTCGGCCGTCATTTTAAACATGTAATCTGTATGCATTCCTTGGTCTCCTTGTTTATAAACACAGGCATAGCCAAGGTTGCCGTCTTCCATCAATTCATATAACTCTTCTGTAGTCATTTTATCTTCTCCATTCATTGTAATTTGTAAGTTTTGATCCATAGCGTAACTCATTCATTCAGCAAATAAAAAACCGCAACTGCATTAACAGGTACGGTCGGTGTGATGTCGATTACTCTATTACTTATCTTTAATCCTCGTAGCAATCCACTTCCTCTGTCATCACGATTCCTGAGTGAAATTGTATCGTTATCTTCAGCCCTTTATGCACCTTTATGCTATATATCAAACGCTTCACAAGCTCTTGATCGAATTCCCTCACTTGTGGGTTTACAGTGCCCACAGCCTTGTCCAGTGCTTCAACCCTCTCTGCATAGTTCTCTGCCTGTTTCTGTGCCCTTACAAGCCTTAATTTTGCCTTTTTAAGCTCATTGATTTGCTCGGATAAGTGTTTGTACGCATCGTCAAATTCATCGCTTACAGCGCCTTGTCTTGCGTTATCTTCGATGAGTTTCAGCATCTGCTTTTGCAGTTCATCGATTTGGTCATCATATTCCGTTGTAACACCCTGAGTACTATAATTGCCTATAACCCGAATGACATTTTCTCTGAAGGTCTCTATAAAATCGCCACTGTTTTCCACCACCTTATTGATGGCTTTCATAATGGCATCGTGGAGCTGCTCTTCTTTTAATGTGGGCGAGTTTTGACATCTCGAGCTTGTTCCATTTTTTAGCCTGTCCTCACATCGCCATACAGCTGATTTTTGTCCATATTTGGACCAGGTCTGTCTTCTATAAGCATGGCCACATTCCCCACACTCAAGCAGCTCTGTTAGTACGTACTTCGAGCTGTACTTGCTCTTTTCTTTTTTTGACTTATTTGATTTCCTTGTAACTGCAGATTTATTTAGACTTGCTCTTCTAGCCTTTTCCACCTGCACCTGATGATATAACTCTTTGGGGATAATTGCTTCGTGGTTATCTTCGATGTAGTACTGTGGGGCATATCCCTCATTCTTCACTTTTTTCTTTGTTAGAAAATCGATTGTGTAGGTCTTCTGCATACAAGCATCGCCGCAAAATTTCTCGTTGGAGAGCATTTTGTCGATTGTCCCGGGATGCCAGTGATCAAGTCCTGTTACCGTTCTAATATCGTCTTCTTCTAGTCCCTTAGCTATCTGAATGATGCTTTTACCTTCTAGGTATTCTCGGTAGATCCGCTTTACAATGATGGCTTCATCTGGAACGATCACAAGGTTTCCATCGTCATCTTTTGTGTAGCCTAAAAACTTCTTGTGATTGACTGAAATAATGCCGTTTTCAAACCGTCTTGTTAAGCCCCATCTTGTGTTTTCGCTGATGTTACGGCTTTCTTCTTGTGCTTGGCTGCTAAGAATCGTAATTAGGAGTTCGCCACCACTTTCCATGGTGTTGACCCCTTCTTTTTCAAAAATGACTGGGATGTTCTTTTCCTTCAGTTTTCGGATATATTGAAGCGCATCCACTGTGTTTCTAGCAAACCTACTCACCGATTTTGTTAGGATTAGGTCTACTTTACCTGCCATGCACGCTTCGATCATGACATTAAAATCATCACGTTTTTTCGTCTGCGTGGCGCTCTTTCCATCGTCAGCAAATATACCTGCACATTTCCAATTGGGATTGCTATTGATTTTCTCCGTATAATAGTCAACCTGCGCTTCATAACTGCCTTCCTGTTGCTCCAGCAAGGTGCTGACTCTACAGTAGGCTGCTACACGAAGTGTCTTCTGTTCTACTCGCGTATGTTTGTCATATTTAACTTGAGGCGGTATGATTGCTACCGTCTTTTTCGCTACTGCCATATTTACCATCCTTTCGTTTGTACTCGATGCTTACGTTGATAATGATTCCATTTATAAACTCCACTTTCACGGATGTCTCTTTATAAACCGTCATTCTTTTAATAATGCTTTCAAACAGTTCCTCATTAAATTCTGTCAGGGTATTTATATTTGAGAGAGTCGATTTTAATTTTTCAGCATTCCGCTTTTGATCAGCAATCTTTGAGCCTTCATAATAAAGTAAAGCTCTTTTAAAAATCAGCTCTGCAAGTTCTGGACTTGAAAATTCTCCGTCTTGTTCGAGTTCTTTAATTCTATTTTCAGTCTGTCTGAGTTCGAGGTTCATTTTCGGCGGTTCATCTGGTTGTATCTTATCAAGTTTCTTTTTTTGCTTGATCAGTAGGTTAGTTGCTTCTATAAAGGTGCTTTTTAGCTCATCTTCAGTGAAAAAACTATTCCGACATAAAACTCGGTTTCGAAAAATATAGTTTTTACATTTCCATTTGATTTTCTCTGAAGGCTTTCCTGCATGTTCGACATACTTTTTATAGGTTTCTCCGCATTCACCGCATTTGATTTTTCCGCTAAAAATGCTTTGATTTTTCATCGCATTAAATTGCTGTGTTCTGCCAAGCTTTACTTCAGTAGCAGTTCTTAGATCCTGGGCTTTTTTAAAGGTCGCCTCATCAATAAGCCGTGGGTAAAACTCATCCCCTTGGTATTTAACATTCTGAAGTATCTTGCCTACTGAACCATGATTCCAATTGGGTTTCTTATTGGCATTAAGGACACTTCTGTCTGTCAGATCCGTTGCGATGGCTTTTAACGATTTCCCTTTGACATAGTCAGCAAAAATCGATTTGACGATTTTTGCATGCTCTTCATTAATTTTGATCTGTCCATCTACCATTCTGTATCCCATTGGCATATGTCGCTGCATCATTTATCCTCACCACCTTTACTGATGTGCTCAGTCAATTTGAGCCCATTGATCAGTTGAAATGTAATTGCTCCGCTTTGTCCTATGAGTACCTGACCCACCGTATGGGCAAGTAGGTTCTCGTCATAGGTATCCATAATTTCTGGGTTGTATTTGATAATTTCAAGGAGCCTTATAGTCCCTTCAATCTCTTTTTCATATCCGTTTGAATCTAGAAGACTATTCCTCTTTTTCTTCGTTTCTTCAATCTCGATATTGAGTGCATTTTGCTTTTGTATAAAAAGAGCAGAGTCCATATATCCCTTTTGCACCACTCGGCTCAGGATATGGCTCTGCTCAGTCAGTTCCATAATTTTTTGATTGATGATTTCAATATTGTCTTCTTGTGCTTTACAAGTTCTCAGATTCTTTAGGGAATCTAGCAGTGGTATTAGGATATAGGTATAATTGCTGACTAGCTTATTCCACATGGTAAGATAGGCACTTTTAATGATATCTTCTCTAATGGCTTTCATCTTGCAATCCTTGCTGTTTTCAAGATGGTTTTTACAACTCCACTGGATTTTCTCATAAGGTTTCCCGATGTAAATTTTTTGCCTTCTGAATGTTCCACCACATTCTTCACAGATAATCTTACTGCTTAACTCATATCGATTCTGATACTTTCCGCTATCATCGATGCCCATCTGCTTTCTGCGATATTCATAGATTTCACGAACCATTATGCCTTGTTCTCTTGTTATAATCGGTTCATGGTTGTCTTTAATAAAAAACTGAGGCATCTCTCCACGATTGATTTTCTTCGTGTAAGGGAGTACCTCAGTGGTGTAGGTTTTCTGTAAAATCAGATCACCTTCGTATATTGGATTTTGTAAAATTCCTTTTACCACATTGTCAGTCCACTTTTCAGCGGTTCTAACGGGTGGCACATTATCATTGGTCAAATCTCTTGCAATCACATAGGATCCTTTTCCGTTTAGATAATCTTGAAATATCCTACGTACAGTTGCAGCTTCATCTTCATTGATTATCAGCTCACCATCCTCATCTTTCCTATAGCCATAAGCAACACAGCCGAGATTATAGCTACCATCTCTGAATCTCTTTTGTATGCCCCAGCGATTGTTTGTGGAGATACTTTCTGATTCACCTTGAGCAATCGAGCTTAAAATTGTCAGCATCTGTTCACTCTGCTCAGACATGGTGTTAATGTTCTCTTTTTCAAAATATATGGTGACGCCAAGTGCTTTCAGCTTTCTTATGGCTTCAATGCTGTCTATCGTATTTCTTGCAAATCTGGTGACTGATTTGGTGACGATGATCTCGATGTTCCCATTTTCACATTCCTTCATCATTCGGATGAATTCATCACGGCTTTTGACCTGTGTACCGCTTTTGGCTTCATCAGCAAAGATACCGGCGAATTCCCACTCTTCACGTTTGCCAATGTAGCTCTTATAATATTCTACTTGGGCTACATAGGACGTATGTTGCTTGGTGGAATCTGTACTGACTCTGCAGTATGCACAAACTCGCTTTTTAGGTCTTAATTCGTGCATCACCTTTTGCCTGACGGGTTCAATCCTTGTGACTTTTTTTGTCATATGCGTTTTCCTCCTTTCTAGGACTATCGTCCCCTGTTAGCAACACACATTACTCCAACACACTGTACAAAGCAAGTGTTTTTACACATATACTTTGGCAAGCTGTGGCGAGAAGGATTGGCGGTTCAATTCATCTATTTTTTTACGTTCTTCCTCGTTTACAATCCCTCTTCGGAGCAGGATGTCTAGCATCTTTTGCGCCATCTTATATTGAACTTCACACTTGGATTGTTCTTTTGTCATGCCATATAGTTTTGCTGAATCGGTGGCTATTTTCTTCATTTCACTTTCCATTTTTCTGCTCCTTTCACTCTTCAATTTTTCTTAATATCACAATAATAGGGATTACTTTTCTTCTGGCATTAGTAAAACAAACGCCAGAAGAAAAGTGAGTCAATAGACTCCTGTAATCCCCATGGGTTCTGACATTAAGTCAGTTTTCTTTGATTCATCCGCACTGTATTTTACACAAATTCCCCAGTGCTACTGTCTTTTACGACATAAGGGCGTTTTCATAAACTGAGACCAGCTTATCTCATCATAGGATTCTCACCTCCTCCGGGATCTCCGCAGGCTGCCCCCATTGCGATGTCTGTGGCTGGGCAGAAGTATCATTATAGGCTGATGAGGTTATGGCGAAACAGTCGACCTGTCTGGAGCATTTGCTCCACTTCTCTGCTTCTGGATCAGATGGACCCGCTCGCACCTTTATTGTTGGCCGCATTTATAAAATCAGAGAAAAATTCTCCCAAGAGAAAAAAACCATTTGCATGGATCTGTCCTGATCTTACAGGTGGTCTTCGCGCATCTAACCGTGTCGCTTTTCCTTTTCAGGCTCATCAGCTAACGTATTTATGAAATCGGATATGAATTTTTCAAAGTACATTTGAGAGAATAAAAAGACCCCCTCACTTACTTCCACGATGAGAAAGGGGGTTGCACACCCTAAAATTTTATTTTTCTAAAAATATTTTTAATTTTTCTAGAATACGAAGCTTCTTTTTATGGATTGCATTGTGATAAACTCCTTTAATTTGAGCATATTCACGTTCTGATTTGTTTTCAAAAAACAGAGCCAGAATTAAGTCATATTCATCAGTTGTTAAAAAACCTAATGACGCTTTTAACTTTTGGACCATGACCTTATTAATTGCCTCATCTTCTACATTGGTATCTTCATCTACAAATTGTTCTTCTGCTTCAATCAAGCGATCTAGCGAATCCTCCCTACTTGGAATAAAAAAAGCGACTTGCTTGGTTTCATCCAAAACAAATCGCTCAACTTTAATGTCATATTCTAAATATCGAAGTCTTCTCTCCCCTTGCCTTAACACTTCAATCACCTCTTCACTTGCCATTGGATACATCTTTCTGTAATTTGGAATTCTTTTCATTGTTGCCAT